TACTTTTCCTTGATGGTGTCACCAAGGGCGGTGTTGAAGTCCCACGAGGCCACGGTGCCGGCGTTGTTACGCAGGTCCGAGAGAACCTCACGGTCGATCTCGAGGTTGATCTCCTGTGCCAGGACGGCGGTGAGCTCAGCCTCGGCGTCGAGGTTGTGCTGCGAGCGGAGGTCCTGCTGGGCTTCGTAGCTCCAGACGGCCTTCAGCTTGCGGGTCTTGGCAGCGATCTCTTCCGACTCAACGACGAGGTTGATTTCGGGGAGGTCCTGGTTGCACTCCATGTTGTACTCATACGAGACGACAACACGGTTTGCGCCCGGGTCGCTGTTCCAAGTGAACGCCATCTCGCCGGTGGTCAGGTTCAGCGTGGCGCTGGTGACCTTGGGCGAGGGGGTGCCGATGTCGTTGAACGTGAACGAGCCGCTCTCCGAGACCACGAAGGTCTGGACGGCGACGGTTCCGTCATACACCGTACCGGTGACGGTACCTGCGAGGACCGGGGTGTGCTCCAGCGTGTGGCTGGTGCTGGTGCCGCCGGCGTCTGTCGGGCTCGACTCGTTCTCGACGAACTGGTGCGAGTAGTAGACGCTCAGGTTGGCATCGCCGCTGGCGAGCTGCTGGAGCGAGTTGGCGTCGTCGCCGGGGAAGCCGCTCTTGGTGGCGCCGCGCACTGAACCCTTGTTGCTGCCGTATCGGAAGCGGAGGTAGTACACGAGGCCGGTCGGGCCGAGCAGTGGCTGGACCGAGACGACCTTGTTGGCGATCAGCTGCGGATAGATACGACGAACGAGCGGGATCGAGATCCTCTTGAACTGGGCGACGTCGCCCGAGTCGGTCGAGGACTCGTTGATCAGGCGCTGGTTTTCGAGGAGAACGGCAGTGCAAGAACGTGTGTACTTGTCATTGATGTTCTCTAGCAAACCCGTCTGCGCCCAACGAGATTCCAGCTCCCTCGCCTCGTTTAGAAACTTGGCATTAGCTTGCATTTGGTTATTCTCCTTGGTTTAACTAGAAACTGTGAAATCAGTCGTTGCTCTTGGTTCCGGCTAGGACCTGCATTTGACGAAGCAGGTCAGGATCAAGAGACTCGACCAAAGTTGTGTCAACGTTGTTGGCCTTGGCGGTTTTGTCACCGGTCCATTCGGCGACTACCTCCGCCTCGTTGACGGCACGTCCTCTCCCCTGCACATTCTTCGCTCTTTCGGTTCTTTCTTTCTTCTCGGCCTTGGCGGACTCCGTGATGACCTTCTGGGTCTCGCGGACTGCCTCGGTGAGTTTGGTGTTCTCGGCGCTGAGTCGGATGTTCCTGGCCTCGAGGATCTTGGCCTGGGCCTTGACTTCCTCGACCTTGCGGGCGAGCTCCTCGGCTCTTGCCGAGTCGGACGCCTTCGTTCCTTCCTCGCCGATGTAGCTGGCGACGCACTCGACGATCTTGTCGAGGGCCACCTTGTGTTCGCTGGTGCGCGGGTCGTTCTCGAGTTCGGCTCGTGCCGACTCGTAGATCTCCGAGCCCTTGTACTGTAGGAACTGGTCGACCTTGTCGACCATGTACTCCTTCATCTCCTGGAGCTTCTTGTCGAATGTGTCGTACATCTCGACCTCGATGTTCTCGTTCTTGCCCTTCTCGGCGACGAGCATCTGGTAGGCCTCTTCGTAGCCCTCTTCCATGCTGGCCTCGAACTCCTTCTGCTGGGTCTCGAGTCTGGAGCGGAGGTCCTGGATGATCGCGTAGGCCTCCTTGTAGCCCTTGATGGCGGTCTCCTCGGAGCTCTTGAGTTCCTCGGAGAGCTCGGCGTATGCGTCCTCGAGCTTGGTGTTGTACTCGGTCTCTAGGGACTGCTTCGCGGACTCGAGTTCGGTCTTGACCGCCTCGGTGACCTCTTCAATCGCGTCCTCGGGGAGCAGCTTAGTCAAAGCTTCAACAATCTTTTCCATGTGATTCAACCTCTCTTTATGGCTTTGGCCTGTTTCTGGATGATTCCGCCGAGGGCGGCAAGAACGATGTCCTTGTTCAGGGTATGTATGCCGCTGGCTTCATTTTTCACTGACTCACGGGTTCCCTCCGGGGTAGCCGTGTTTGCCGTGCTTTCTTTGGAGACAACTTTCTCCTGGAATGCCTGGCTTGTGCTGGGGTCTGCGACCGCGTCGAAGGTTATGAGCTTGTAGCTCTCGCCGATGACGAGGATGCCGGCCTCGTTTACCTTTCCGTTTCCCACCCCGCGGCTGGATATGCCCACGCGCACACCGTCGTTGATGAGCGCCTTGAGTATCTTTCCGTGGGGCGTGTTCAGTATGACTCCCTCGCCCATGAGGGTCTTGCCCTCCCACCACAGCTTTGTGATCTTGTGGCTGGCGTTTGCGAAGTGGACTATGGAGTCAGTGGGGTGGTCTAGTTCCCCGATGAGGCCCCCGCCCTTGATGGTTTCCTGGAGCGACTTGATGTTGTCGTTCAGCACTCCGAAGGGGTAGGTTCTCTTGTTCTTGTTGACGGCGTCGGCCTCCTGGAACTTGCCCCGGAACTTGACGAGTCCGCCGGCGGTTCCGGCCGCCTCGTGGAGGTCCATCTCGTTGAGGACGGCTCCGCAGCCGCCTCCGAGTATCAGCCTGTTCTCGAAGACCGACCCTGGGGTCAGTTCGCTCTCCAGAAGAAGCTTCATTTCACTCCTTGACGGACTTCGGGGTCACCGAAGCCTTCGAGTACGGGTTGTTTAGGTTCGGCCAGGTCTCCTCGCTTCCCCAGTGGGCGAGCTGCCCGCTGTCGGAGTCGACGCTCTTCTCTCCGACGATCTTTGCGACGTCGGCCTTGGGCACGTAGGGGTTGTCGATCTCTGGGTAGACGCCGTCGCCGCCCAGGTTGCTCCAGCCCTCTCCCTCTAGCTCGCTAGCGGCGGAGCCCTTGTACTCCTTGCCGTCGCTGGTGTAGTGGGCGTCGGGCGTGTTGCCCTCCATGTCGGCGGGGGACTGGGAGTGGCGGCCCTTCTTCGCGAGCTCCGGGTGTTCCCCCGTGTGGCTCACGACCGGCTCCGCTGTCTTCCATTCCTCGGGCTGCGTGGCCTCGACGACGTCGTAGAGCCACTCGGCTGCCTCGCCGAGGGTTCCGAAGTCGAGGTCGCACTTGCCGCTGACGATCGGCAGGAGTGCCTCGAGGTGGGTGGCCGTCTCGGCCGCCACGCCCTCGTTCTTCTCCTCCTTGGCGAGCTCGTGGACCTGTCGGAGGCTCTCGTAGACGTCTACGAAGGCCTGCATCTCAAGCTCGGCGGACTCGTCGAGCCTGGCGTAGAACTCGTCGGCGATACTGCGGAACGCGGCGTACGGGTCACGTGCCTGCTCGTTGAGCTTGCCGCCCGCGAGCCTAACGATCTTGCTGATCCTGTCGACGAAGGCGTCGTGGGCGGTCCTGAGCAGTCCCTCGGCGATGAAGGCGCATGCCTCGTCGTCGAAGTTGCTGTCGCCGGCGCTCTCCAGCGCGGCCTTGACCCTGGCGGCGAGCTCTGCCTCGGTGAGGTAGAGCGTCCCGGGGAACTTGGCGGCCGCGTTCTCCATGGCGGTCTCGAGGGACTTGTTGTCGGACAGGGCGTTGAGCCTTCTGAGCTCCGACGCGGTCTTGACGAACTCCTCGCTCTCGTGGATCTTCTTGCTCTCGCGTCTCTTGACGACGACGTCGGTGTTCATGGTCTTCCAGTCGAACTTGAGCACCCTGGCCTCGTTTCGGAGGGCTACGGTGGGGACGCGGACGGACGCCACCTCGCCGTCCTTTCGGAGCACCTGGACGCTGTCTACTTCTGGGCCGTTGAGCTGGATGTCGACGAAGCCGATGACGTTCTCGGCGATGACCGACCACTCCTTCATGGCCTTCCCGATGCTCTTGTTGAGGCGCTCCCTCTTGGCCTTCAGGAAGTTCTTGAGAGCCGGGGGCATCTTCTTAATTGCCTTCTTCCTGCCCTTCACCCTTCTGGCCGTCACAGAGGCCTTCTCGTGCTTTTGGGGCTTATTGCTCCAGCTGCGGATGTCGCACTTGCCCTTCCTGCAGACGACCCTCTTCGTCTTTGCTTCGCTGAAGAGCCTGTGGGTGCGGGGCATGTTCATCCACTCGCCGAACAGCCTCTCCGCCTTGGCCTCGTCGCTCTCGATGAGGGCGTCGAGCATGCTGGATATGACCTCGCGGCTGGCCTTGGCCTCCGACTCCTCGTTGAGGACGAGCTGCTCGACGTTGTCGAACTGCACGTGGCCCTTGTCGATCCCGTAATTGGCGCGGACGAAATCGCCATCTGGCGATCCGAAAAGCACCTCGCCGTCGCCGAAGGACTCGACCTCGAGTCCGGCGACCCCTAGGGCCTCCGCGAGCAGGGGCGCTGCGGCCTCAAGCTCCGTCTGTGCGTTGGAAAGCGACTCCTCGCGTATCTTGCGGAGGGCGTCAAACTCGATCAGTTTTCTTTTCATTATTTACTCCTGATTCTTCTACGGCCGCTCTGGAAAGCCGGAGCTAGTGACTATGTATGCTTCTCCCCGTCTTTTTTTTGCTCAACTCGGCCCGGAGCCTCTCGGATGTAGGTTAGTTACGCCTATTAACTAATATTTTTGCGCAAGCGTTGTGTTTTTCTTCCTTTCCCGCTAGAATCCCGGCATGAACAAGAACTTCAACCCGTTCGACCGCAAGAG